CAGCACTGCAGGCACCAGCGGCAATTACAGCACTGCAGGCACCAGCGGCGATTACAGCACTGCAGGCACCAGCGGCTATTACAGCACTGCAGCAGCAACTGGTCCTTATTGCAGAGCAAAAGCAGAGGGAAACAACAGCATTGCTGTCGCAAATGGGTACAAAAGCAAAGTCAAGGGCTCCGTTGGGTGCTATTTGGTTCTGACCGAGTACGACGATGACGGAAATTTTCTTTGCGCAGACCTAAAATTTGTAGACGGAATTTCAATCAAAGCAGATACATGGTATATGCTCAAAGATGGACTGGCTGTTGAATCAGAGTGACGGAGGCTCCACATGGACAGGATCACAATGAAAGGCGTTGCAGAGTGTTGCGAGATGTTCCGGGCAAACCTTGTTCCGATGAGCCCGAGCAAGTTCTGGAATAATGTTGCACACGGCGAGTATGACGGGTGGGTAGTCCCCCGGGAAGATACCAAACGGCGGCAGGCAACAATCTACATCGACGGTTTTATCGATTATATGCACCGGCGCGGATGCAAGATCGTCCGCCCGTATGAGAACTACAAGGAGGAAATGGAAATATGAAGATTAAATCCCGCGTCTGGTACTGGCTGGCCGCTGCCAGCGGTGCCGCAAGTATGCTGTACGGCATGGGCATCGAGGGTAGCGCACAGACGGGCAGCACCATCTCGGACGGACAGTTTGCCACGGCCCTGTGCCTGGTGCTGGCAGCGGTGATATTCCTGCGGCTGGGCTTTGCCGCCCAGGATCGTGAGCAGAACGCCCGCCGCTATGGCCGCGTTGACCGCACCCACGCCCGCACCGAGGAGCCGGACTACCGGCAGAACCGGAGGGGCGCATGAGCATGATTGTATATGCTTACGCCTACCGTAAGAACCCTCGGGGCTGCGATATCAGGCAGTTCACAGACCCGCTCACGCCGGACGAATACCCCGGGGAGCCCGCCAGCGTTAAGGCCCAGCACTGGGCAGACGAGAACATCCGGCACTACGAGATGATTCAGGTGCGGGACGCTCTGTGAAACCTGCTGTACGCAAGATAATGCGTTTTGGATTACATAAACCACAAGATATAGGAGAAATCAGCATGAAAACCAAAATTCTGAAAGTCAAGATCACCTTCCTGGAGCCGGTGCTGGGCACTTGGCCCTCCAACCAGAACGTCGCCCGGGATTTCATTGCCAGCAAGAGCCCGGATGCTGCCACGATCGAGGACGAGGTGGCCGCTCTGGGCGCGGATGCCGTGGCAGATAAGGGCATGACCGTCTTTCCCCGCAACGAGAACGGAGAGCCGGTGCTCTACGACTACCAGATCAAGGGATTTTTCAAGGATTCCTGCGGCATGCTGGCCCGCGTGGGCGGCAAGACAGAAACGGGCAAGAAGCGGGCCGTCAACGAGAGCGGCAAGCTCTCCGCCTACAAGAAGGTCATCGACGGCCTGATCTTCCCGCAGCCCCGCATGATCCCCATCAAGGTCAACGGCAAGATCGGAGACTGCCAGCGCCCCCTGCGTGCCCAGACGGCCCAGGGTGAGCGTGTGAGCCTGGCCAACTCCGAGGAGATCCCGGCAGGCAGCACCTGTGAGTTTGAAATCCTCCTCATGGACGAATCGCTCGAGAATGCGGTTCTGGAGTGGCTGGACTACGGCGTTCTGCGCGGCATCGGCCAGTGGAGAAACAGCGGCAAGGGCCGCTTCACCTTTGACATCATCGACTGAGCAACGGCATTGCATGGATAGGATTTGATCTGCTACGGCAATTATATGATTTGCAAAGGCGCTGGATAGCCTGTAACAGCTTTGCGAAGGCGCGGATATGTGCGCAGAACTCGGCAACGGCATTGTGCTGACAAGTTTGCTCAGCAAAGGCACAGGTAGTCACTGCAGTGCAGCGCGGGGCAGAGGCAAGGCTCAGCTGGAAAGCGCAGCGCAACGGCGTAGATAGGCGTAGATCGCTTGGATCAGACTTGCCTCGATAAGCAAAGCAAAGGAAATGCAGGGCCTCGTGTCGAAAAGCGAAGGCAAGGCTGGGTGTTGTGCCGAAAAGCAAAGGCAAGGCTGGGCGTGGTGTGGGCGGCAAGGCATCGCAAGGGCGTTGAGCAGATACGCGCCGCTCTGCTATGCATAGCAAAGGCATAGATAAGCCAGGCTGACCTTGACAATGCAAAGGCATGGATGCGCAAAGAAAAGCAAAGGCATGGATGCGCGACGATTCGCTAAGGCATAGATACGAAGAGATGCGCAACGGCGTAGAGCAGATTCGCGCTGAAGAGCAAAGGCAAAGAAATGCAAATAGAAGCGGCGAAGCGCGTAGCAAAGGCAAAGCAAAGTATTCTTGAACGAAAGGAGATTTTACAGTGAGTAAAACAGAGCTGCTGTTCCGGGCCGTGGAAGCACTTTCCACCCCGGTGGCAAAGGCGGTGGCCCGTGGGCTGACCTTATGGATCGGATTCAACGTTCTGGTCGTGGTCTTTCTGGTCTGGCGGGCATGGAAAAACGGGAGGTGGCGCAAATGAGCATTTTATCCAGAAGAGCCCGCGTGAAAGAGCTCTCCAACAAAGCTGAGGGTATTTTCCAGTACGTTGGAACGGACAATGTCCTGTTCCGGCTTATCAGCACCGGGAACGAGCTGACAAGTGATGTGAACCATGCGATTGCGCTTTTTACGAATTTTGCCCGGTCAAATCAGCTCCCGGATACCGTGACGAGAAGTACGATTGATTCGATCTACCGGCGCGTCGGAAAGCTTCTTTGTCTGGTCGATATCATCCACGCTGCCGCTGGGGAACAAATCATGCCGGAGCCTTATGATTCCATAGACTTTTGTTACATGATGGAGTATCGAGAGATGCTCCATGAAGCAGTGATCAGAGGAATGCCGGACAATTACAAAGGCGTTTACCAGAACCCCTACAGGATCAAGCTGGCAAAGCCTGCAATCGCCTATGAGATCAACGGAAGGTTCGACCCGGACGAGTTTGACGACGGTGAATTTGCATCGTTCACGCAGGAAGAGGAGGCAAGAGACCGTAAGATCGTTTTCCACTGCACAAAATCCGAATTGGACGCAATCATGCGTTTCGCCAATGTTATTGAAGTAAAGTTTGTAGAGGAGGACATCCATCATGCCTGAAGAAATCATTAAAACACCCGCCGAGCAGATCGCGCCGGTTCCGCCGCAGGAAACCTCGATTGCCGTGCAGGCCGTCAACCCGGCCATGGATTCGTGGAAGCTCGCGTGCAGCATGGGGAAAGCCTATGCACAGCTTCCTGACGGTATGGTTCCCCAGAGCTACAAGGGAAACATTGCCGCCTGCGCGGTCGCCTGCAACATGGCCATCCGAATGGGCATGGATCCGACGTTTGTGATGCAGAACCTTTACGTCATCCGTGGCAATCCTTCGTGGAGTGGCAAGAGCTGCAAGGCCATGATCGATAACAGCGGCCTGTTCGCAGGGCGCACGCACTACCGGATGGAAGGCGAAGAGGGAAAGGATACATGGGGGTGCCGCCTTGTTGGCATCGACAAAGTGACCGGCGAGAAGGTAGAAGGTCCCAAGGTGACCGTTGCAATGGCCAAAAAGAACGGATGGTGGGATAAAAACGGAAGTTTCTGGCCCTCCATGACAGAAATGATGCTGAAATATCGCGCCGCTGCTTATTTTGCCCGCGCTGAATGCCCGGAGGTCCTGATGGGCGCAAATATCGATTATGAGATTGGAGCTGGTGATAGCGCGGAAGATGGAGGATTGACGCATGCTTAACATCGTAGCATTGATGGGCCGCCTGACCCATACCCCGGAGCTGAAGACCACCCAGAACGGCACCAGCGTGTGCAGCTTCAGCATTGCGGTTGACCGTACATACACCCCGAAGGGCGAGGAGCGCAAGGCCGATTTCATCGATATTGTTGCCTGGCGGCAGACGGCAGAGTTTATCTGCAAGTACTTCCAGAAGGGCAGCATGATCGCCATTGACGGCAGTATCCAGACCCGCTCGTATCAGGACAAGCAGGGCAGCAACCGCACGAAAGTGGAGGTTCTTGCAAACAACGTCAGCTTTTGCGGCTCAAAGGCGGCAGACAAGCCCGCTGTGCGCGATTTCGGCCAGCAGACGGAAAGTTATACTTCCGAAGCAAAAGCCTCTCACAGCGCCCCGCAGGCGGCGCAGAGCTTTTCACAGGGTTCCGCGGATGATTTCGCAGAGATCACAGACGACGGCGATCTCCCGTTCTGACCTCCCAGCTGTGCTATCTGGCTATACGGGCGTGTAAGGAAGGAGGTGCACCGTGGACGATGAAATCAGGCCGAAAGCGTTGATGATTCCATTCGACAAATTTGTGATTTTGGATATTCTTCCACCTGAGCAGTACAAAAATACCATCACCAAGATGCGGCGGTATGTGGAGCACGGAGAGGAACCGGATGGACTGGAACCTCTGGAGCAGATGGCTTTTGAAGCACTTCGACCGTTCATGGACGAGAATATTAAAACGTATCAACGTTCCGTTTTGTCCCATAGAGAATCCGGCAGTAAAGGCGGCAGACCCAAGAAAACCGAGAAAAACCAAATGGTTATTGCAGAAAACCGAGAGAAACCAAATGGTTTTCCGGAGAAACCGGCAGAAACCAAATGCACACCAAAGTACAAAGGTCAAAGTACAAAGTACAAAGTACAGTCGTCGTCTACTATCGTAGACTCCGACACGCGCGCGGATGCGCGAGACGACTTGACGACGACCATTGTTTTTGAAGAATTCCGGGGCCGTATCGGAAAGCTGAGCGAAACAGGCAAGAAAGAGCTGCCCGTTTACGTTGAGCGCCTGGGTGCTGACCTTGTGACAGAGATCATCCGCAAGTGCGAGGATTTGGGCGGCCACAGCTGGGCCTATGTCCGCAAGGCACTGGCGGAAGCTGCCCGGCAGGGCTGCACGTCTGTGGAAGAGTACCGCAAGACGAACCCCATTGGGGCGGGGCGTGACAAACTGGTCACGCGCCCCCCGGAAGATGCAGCAAAAGCCCCCGATTTCCTCAAAAACGCTGCAAATCGCAGGCCTTTGCGCAAGAAAGGAGAGGCGAAGAGTGCCTAAATATCATGTTGTTGTGCTGTGCAGCGGCCCGGTAGGAGACGCGGCCCTGACCTACCGCTTGACCGCCAGCAACCAGCAGGCCGCAGAATTTCACGCCTGCCAGATGGCGGGCGACCACTACCCGGAGTACCGGGACATCCATGTCAAGAGAACGGAGGTTTTGACACATGGCTGATGTACGTCTGATTGACGCAAACGCATTTTTGAACGAGCTTGAAACGATAAAATCCTGCCTTTTGGGCGCACCGGTTTCCGGAAAAGATCGTGCCAAAGTTATTGACATGGTCATTGGAACGCTTTCTGCCGCCCCAACGGTACAGCATGAGTGCACCTGCCAGAACTGGCACCCGGCCAGTGAGATCCCGCTGCTGCACCACGAGGTGGACGAGAATAAATGCGAGGGCACTATTGAGTGCGACGTGAGCGAACAGCTTCTCTTATACACGGAAGAGGAGGGCTACAAGGTCGGTGTCTACATGAAGGACTGCTACGGCTTTGATGGCTGGTTGAACCCTGACTATGGCGGCACCATCCACCATGTGGTGGAGTGGCAGTACCCGCAGAAACCATCAAAGGGGAGAAGCTGAACATTCGTGAAGCTGTCAAAACGGAGGAAGAACATGAAACCGAAAACCAAATCTGAACTGATGGCCGAGTGGGCCAACCAGCCCGGGCAGCTCAAGAAAGAGCGGGAGGTCAAGGCTGTCCGCAAGGCGATGGACGATGCCCGCGCCGTGATGCAGGACGGTCTGACCAGGTATGTCAAGAAAAAGACCAAAGCCCGCAGCATGGAAAAAGCTGAAGCGGATCCGTTTGCAGAGCTGGCAGGCTGGGAAAGCATGGAGCAGATCCAGGATTCCTACGGCTATGGCGAGATCACCGCCGACAGGCGGGACAAGCTCACCGACCTGTGGGAAGCCCGGGAAGCTGCCAGGAACAGCCGCAAGGGCTCGGACAAGTACACAGACCTCGTGACGGAGATGCTGGAAACAGCCATCCGCAGGGTGGGCAGCGAGTACGCTGACATGCTGTTTGAGTATGACCAGCAGCGCCGGGAAGCTGAAAAACAGTGCGAGCAGCTGGCAATGGAAGGGATGATGAAAAAATGACCAACATTGAAAAAAGCAATGTCAGAACAATGGGGGCGATTATATGAAACAAAAACAGTTTATCAAGCAGCTGATGAGCCGCGGCGTTTCGCATTCGGATGCCTGCGGGCTGGTGGCCTACATGAAAGAGCTTCGCCAGCTGATCGAAAAGCATGAGGACGTTGTAATGCTGGCAGATGCAAACACAATGAAGTTTGTCCCGGCAAAGGTTTACTCCTACGAGGAAACCTTCCAACGGATGCAGGAAGGGAGAGACATCTTTTGCTGAAACACTGGGAAAACGAAATGCTGGACACCATGTGGAGCTTTCTGCAGATGGGCGGGATGAAAGCCAATTACCCTCTTCTCCAAATCCCTCTTGAGAATGGCCGCTTTGAGCTGGTATCCACCTCACTGGTGGAAATCGAGTATTACTGAAGGGAGGGCTGGAAAATATGAGAATCCGTTCGTTGATTTATCGGGACCATGCGAAGAATGAACCCGGTTCCGCCATCGTCGAGTTGACCGGCGAGGAAATCGTTACCTTGAACAACATCATCAGAAAAGCCACAAAGGAGCAAAAGGGCAAATCTGCATCTCTGGAGATGGCGAAATCCTCAATCTTGCTGAACGCTCTTGTGCAGCATGGGAGTCTTGACAGCGTGGATATTCTGGCTCTCAGCGAGGTAGACGAGCGGCTCCACGCCATCAAGGAGGTGTAAAAGATGCCGTACAATAAAGCAGTTCTGATGAGCATCCGTCCGGTATGGTGCAGTAAGATCGTCCTGAAAGAAAAAACTGTGGAGGTACGCAAGACGAAGCCGGAGGGCGTGAAGCCTCCATTCAAGTGCTACATCTACTGCACGAAAGAGCAGTCGAAGATGGGCTGGTTGCGAATCGTCCCCGGCAAAGGCTGGCAGCGGTTGGATGGTATGATCATTGGCGAGTTCGTCTGCGACAAGATTTGGGAGCTCGCACCGATATGCCGCGCCCCGGATGATGTCGAAGAAATGGCTTGCATGGACAGAGACCGCATTGTCCGCTGCCTGAACAAGTGCCACGGCTGGGCGTGGCATATCTCAGACCTAAAGATTTATGACCAGCCGCGCGAGCTGCGTGAATTCACAGGCTTGCAAAGTACGCGGTTTGGTATGCGGTCTGTGAAAATCACTTGCCCGCCCCAAAGCTGGCGCTATGTGGAGGATAACGAATGAAAATTATCCTTTACGGCGACCCCCGCACAAAGAAAAACTCCGCCCGTATCCTCAAGGCCCACGCAAACCGCCGCATTGTGGCCCCCAGCGAGGCGTTCATGCAGTATCAGGAAAAGTGCCTGTGGCAGATCAAGCGGCCTTACAACCCCATCACAGCCCGCGTGAATGTGCGGTGCGTGTACTACATGGCCACCCGGCGCAAGGTTGACCTTGCAAACCTCATAGAGGCGACCTGCGACATTCTGGTGAAGGCCAAGGTTCTGGCGGACGATAACAGCCAGATCGTGGCCGCCCACGATGGCAGCCGGGTGGATTACGACAAGAAAAACCCCAGAGCAGAAATCTGGATCGAGGAAATGGATGGATGATATGGACTTTCCAAACAAAAAGTACTCCGTCATATATGCAGACCCACCGTGGATCTACCGCCAGCACGGAACCGGACCAAAAAGCCGAGGAAACGCAGAACAGCACTATCGCACAATGGATGTTGATAGAATCTGCGCGTTGCCGGTTCGTCAGCTTGCAGGGGGGGGGCTGCGCCCTGTTCATGTGGGCCACGTTTCCAACCGTCCCGGATGCACTTCGGGTAATGGAAGCATGGGGATTTGCTTATAAAACCGCCGCCTTCGTTTGGATCAAGAAATATAAATCGGGCGGAAATTTTTACGGCATGGGAGCATACACTCGCGCAAATGCTGAGGTGTGCTTGCTGGGAGTAACGCCGGGATTCAAGGCTAAAGAAATGGTCAAAAGCCATTCGGTGCATCAGGTGATCGAATCGCCGATACAGGCACACAGCGTAAAGCCGGACGAAACAAGACACAGAATCGTTGAATTGCTGGGAGATGTCCCTAGAATAGAACTTTTTGCCCGTCAACGTGTTCCTGGTTGGGATGCGTGGGGCGACGAAATCGAAGAAATGGAGGCAGATACATGATCCAAACCTGGACACCTGACACGAACAAGCCGGAACTGCCGGATTACCGCACCGTCAAAGCGTGGTTCCAGCAGTGCAGAGACCTGGCGGAGCAGGTCGAGGCCCAGAAACAGAAGATCCAGCGCATCCGGGACACTGCCGAAAAGTGCACCCAGAGCATGAGCGGGATGCCCACGGGCGGTGGAGCTGGTGACAAAGTAGGCTTTGCCGTGGAGAGAATCGACACAGAAGAGCGGAACCTCAAGCAGATGGAGCTTGATCTCTGTGAACTGCGCATCGAAGCTGCCCGGCGGGCCTACTGCCTGAGCGGATCTGCTCGGTCTGAAAAGCAAGCAAAGTGCATCTGCGGCTGGTATATCGACCTGAAGCCCCAAAAGAAGATTGCGGTGGACGTGGGCTTGTCCAGAGACAATTCGGTCTCTACCTACATCCACGAGGGGTTTGATGCTTTGGCAGAAATCTGGGAAGATGTACAAAACGACCATTGAAAGCGCTTTGATTTCTACGCTTTATTTGAGTTGTTGTGAAACACATGTGAATCAAAGTATGGTAAAATGATTACAAGCGGAACCGCGCAAAGCGGTGCGCCGCTTCTCAGCAGCTTCCAAAGTGCGGCCCCTTACGGATTCTCCTTTCGTTCATGCCGCTTAACGCTTTTTCGCTTTGACACCGTGCTTTGCGGGCTGCTTCTATGCGAGAAATGGTGTCCAGACCGACCATGGAGGTTTAGGCGCAGTTCAAGTCTGCAATCTCGCACCGAACGCCGCAAAGTCTGTAACGCGGCGTGTGACGCATGGAGTGATTCACCACCGGTGTGCGGGTGGGTGTGGGATTCCTGAAATCTTGCCCACGCCCTGAAACCTCCGCCCGTGAACAGCAGCACCGGAAATCTGAGCGGGCCAGCATGCCCCGCAGGATGTGCGTCAACTCAAGCAGCCCCGGCGGCGAACCGTGGGCTGTTTTTATTTGCTATATGGCCGCCTGAGCGCAGTTTGGAGCGCGGTGCGTGTGTGTAGACACGGCTGGTTCGATTCCAAGGGCGGCTTTTTATACTCCGGCAGCTCAAGTGGTAGAGCAGCGGTCTCCAAAACCGCAGGTTGCAGGTTCGAGCCCTGCCTGGAGTGCCAGACTTTGCATGACCGGGGGCGGCTGTGTAAAGTACAGCGGGGCATCCGGCCGCGAAAGTTCCGGATGCAGCGGCAACGTCTTACTGTCCGGTAAAAACAGATTACGGCGTTGCTGCTTATATTATGCAAAAAGCCCCGCCAAGCGGCAGGGCTTTGAATTACAAACCTTTGATCTGGTTGAGAAGTGCGGCACGCAAAGCGTCCGTTTCTTCATCGGATTCAGGCTTGTTCGGGTCGTCCGGGATATATTCCAGTATATCGCCGGGCTGACATTCCAGCAGTCGGCAGAGTGTTTCAATGGTAGCCCAGCTGACGAGTTCGCCCTTTCTCAACTGTGACAGGGTAGCTTGCCCGATGAGCTTTTCTTCTCGAATCCGCGTCTGAGTGTAACCGATTGCTTTAAGTGCTGGCAAAATTTCGATTTTGTACTTGATAGGCATCCTTAATCCCCCTTTCTTTCTACATCTATTATATATTGCATTATCACTAAAAACAAGTGAAAAATCAACAAGATTTGACACTTGAAGTTAGTGAAAATGCTAATAGAAATCACTTGAATCTGGTGATATAATACTTGCATGGAAAGGAGGTCAGAGGTGCAAGGGAGCAAATACCGGGAGGTGATGCTCCGTGACTAGCAAGGAGTTTGCAAAGCTCACCAGAGCCGAGCAGTTGGCACGTTTCGAGAAATATAAAAAAGCGGCCAGCGCTGGAACGCTGAACCGCTAAACGCCAGAAGCAAGCTACGACACAAGCCCCTTGCACCTCCATTTTATTTTTTTATAAGCGATTTGTCAAGATGAAATGTGAGGTTTTTACAATGAACTATCCTGTTACCAAAGAATTCTTCCTTCGTTCATCGCATATGGAAGAATCGGATCTCAATGATAGTCTGAAGGGGCTCATCGATGATATTTGCCGACTTGTGAATCAGGCTTATGCTGATGGCATGGCCTTTAGCAAAAAGGAGAAAGTAAAATGAGCAACATTCAGATTTTCAACAACCACGATTTTGGCACCGTCCGCACGCTGGACAATGACGGTACGGTTTTGTTTTGCGGCGCAGACATCGCCAAGGCACTTGGATACAGCAACCCGAGCAAGGCACTCAACGACCACTGCAAGGGTGACCTAACGAAACGTTACCCCATCACGGATTCCCTCGGCAGAACACAGGATGCAATTTTCATCCCTGAATCCGACCTCTACCGGCTGGTGTTCGGCTCCAAGCTCCCCACCGCAGAGAAGTTCACCGACTGGGTGACGGAGACCGTTCTGCCGTCCATCCGCAAGAATGGCGGGTACATCGCCGGGCAGGAGCAGCTTACCCCGCAGGAGCTGATGGCAAAGGCTCTGCTTGTGACAAACAAGACCCTCGCAGAACGCGAGGCCCGCATTTCTGAGCTGACAGTGCAGAACAACATCATGGCTCCCAAGGCAGAGTATTTCGATGAGCTGGTAGACCGGAATATGCTTACCAGCTTCCGTGACACGGCCAAGGAACTGGGCGTAAAGCCCAAGACCTTTGTGAACTGGCTGCTGGAAAAGAAATTCATCTACCGCGACCAGAAGGGCAAGCTCATGCCCCGTGAGGACAAAAACAACGGTCTGTTTGAGGTCAAGGAAGCCAAGAACGACAAGACCCAGTGGAGCGGCGTGCAGACGCTTATCACTCCCAAAGGCCGTGAAACGTTCCGGCTGCTGTATCTGTAAAATTTAGTTTTTGACCCTGCCCCACACTGGGGCGGGGTTTTATTATACCCTGATTTAGGAAGGTGGTGGCGGTGGGTGCGCAGCGGTTGACAGACAAGCAGAAAAAGAAGATCATTGCGGACTATGTGCAGCTGCAGAACTACACCAAGACCGCCAAGCTCAACGGAGTATCTGACACGACGGTAAAGCGGCTGATTTCAACGGCTCCGTCCGAAATGTTGAAAAAAGTTGAGCAAAAAAAAGAGCAGAACACACTTGAGATGCTGGACTACATGGACAGCAAGAAAGAGCGCGTTCAGGAGATCATAGACGTTTATCTTGGTGTCCTGACCGACCCGGAGAAGCTGGAAGGGGCGACCCTGCAGCAGATCACCACGGCGCTGGGCACTCTGATTGACAAGTGGACGGTCATTGATGATCGTAAGAAGGGTGATTCCTTCCACCAGACCGTTGAGGATGACCCCATCACCAAGAGCTTGAAGGAGGAGTTTAAAAAATGAGCTTCTCTCCAAAGCAAAAAAAGATCCTGACCTTCCCGTATGAAAGCGACTACGATGCCCTGATCTGTGACGGTGCGGTTCGTTCCGGCAAGACCTCCATCATGTCTCTGTCCTTCGTGCTCTGGATGATGGCAGAATTCAATCACTGCTCTTTCGCCTTTTGCGGCAAGAGCGTGGGTGCGGTGGAGCGAAACATTGTTCAGCCGCTTTTGTCTGTCCGGTATTTGCAGCAGCAGTTCCAGATCACCTACAACCGCAGCGGCCACGTTCTCACGGTGCAGCGCGGCAGCAAGGTGAACATGGTGTACCTGTTCGGCGGAAAGGACGAAAGTTCTTACATGCTTATTCAGGGCATCACGCTGGCCGGGGTGCTTCTGGACGAGGTGGCGCTCATGCCCCGCAGCTTTGTGGAGCAGGCGCTGGCCCGATGCTCTGTCACCGGTGCCAAGTTCTGGTTCAACTGCAACCCGGAAAACCCAGAGCATTGGTTTCGCAAGGAGTGGATCTTACAGGCCAAAAAACATCGGGCGCTGCATCTGCACTTCTTGATGGACGATAACCCGTCACTGGATGAGCGCACCCGGGAACGCTACCGCAGCATGTACAGCGGTGTGTTCTACGAGCGGTATATTCTGGGCCGCTGGGTGATGGCCGAGGGCCTGATCTACGATATGATGGACACAGAAAAGAATGTTTTCAAGCCGGGTGAAGAGCCTTGTTGGCTTCGTTCTGTGGCCGTTCGGTGGATTGGCGTAGACTATGGAACTGTTAACGACACGGTGTTTTTGGAAGCTTATGACGACGGAGAAACACTTTGGATTACAAGCGAATACCGGTGGGCGAGTAGGCAGGAACACCGGCAAAAAACAGATGAGGAATACGCCGATAATTTTATGGAGTTTATGGGCAAGAATCCTTGTGCAGTCATTGTTGACCCCTCTGCAGCGTCGTTTATTGAGGCAATCAGGAGGAGGGGCGTTTATGTTATGGAGGCAGAGAACGATGTATTAGACGGTATTCGGCGGGTATCGACGCTGATGAGTAAAAGGCAACTCAAAATATGTTCGATTTGTACCGGCTTGTTGGATGAACTCGGCACATACCGGTGGGATGATAAAGCCGCCCTCATGGGCGTGGAAAAGCCCATCAAACAGCAGGATCACGGCCCGGATGCTCTGCGCTATTTGTGCAACACGGCAGTACCTCACTGGAGATATGGGGAATAAAAAAGCCCAGCTGTTTAGCTGGGCACAGAGTTAATCTATCTTCATTCGCTGCTTAATTGCTTTCACAATAAAAGCGTTCAAGCTTTCCCCGGCGGCATCTGCAGCCGCTTGAACTTCCTCTTTGGTCGGGCTGACCTCTTTTTTGAGGATGAGGTTTACCCGGTCATACGCTTTGGCATTCCATTTGTTGTTCGCTCTGGTTCGTGCGGTTCCCATTATTTCCACCTCGCTTTCTGCTTATATTATATACTATGCTTGACACTTGCGCAAGTGTACAATATGCACTTACACAAGTACAAAAGTTTGTGCAGTGTGCGAATTGTATGTAACTGTGCAATGGTATATACTATATCTTGTGAGCAAGAGGAGCGGAAAGGAGGCCGCCCATGAAGTTCAAGGATTTCAAGAAGCTGAACCGTAACGAACAGCGCGAGAAGTTTGAACAGTACAAAAAAGAGGCCACAGTAAAGCGATCCGTTAAGCATTATGGTCGAAGAGATACGCCACGGCTTTACAGAATCTGGCATCACATAAAAGAAAGATGCTATTCACCATCTTGCAAAGAATTTCGCTGGTACGGTGCACGTGGAATTAGCATGTGCGACCAATGGCTGAACGATTTTACAGCTTTCAGAGATTGGGCGTTGTCAAACGGATATACCGATAAATTGACAATCGACCGAATCGACAACGACGGAAATTATGAGCCGTCAAATTGCAGATGGGCCACAATGAAAGAGCAATGTGCAAACAGACGAAATAGCCCGAAAAACAAATAACCAAAGAATCGCATCTTATCGATAGGGAGGGTGCGATTTTCATTTGATTGGAGGTTTGAACGTGTCCAGACGTAACAAAAGCCGCCCCGCCGGGGGCGCAGAAAAACCGATGACGGCCACGCTGGACGCATTTTCCAACCCGCTGTTCTCGCTGGGATACGGCTCGCAAAGCCCGCTGGAAGCAACGGAATACCCGCTGACCCGGATGACGGACAATTACGCCCTGCTGAACAGCTTGTACCGCAGCAACTGGGTGGTGCAGAACGTTGTGGGCCTGATGGTAGACGATATGCTGCGAGAGTGGTACGACCTCAAGAGCACCACACCGGAGCAAGGAAAGGCGATCCAGGCCGTGGAGCGTTCCACCCGGCTCCGTGACCGTGTGAGCACTGGCCTGAAATGGGGCCGCCTGTATGGAGGTGCCGCCGGGCTCATCCTCATTGACGGTCAGGAGGACCTTTCCCGCCCGCTGGATGCAGAAGCCATTCTCCCCGGCAGTTTCCGGGGATTGTACATCCTCGACCGCTGGCAGGGAATCAGCCCGGACGCAGGCCTGACCTTTGAGGGCGGGGAGCTTGTCCCGGAGTATTACAGCATCAACGATGCCGCCGGGCATACTGCCGCCCGTGTCCATCACTCCCGCCTTGTGCGGTTCGTGGGCCGGGAGCTTCCCGATCTGGAACGGCAGGCGGAGCTTTACTGGGGCGAGTCCGAAGTGGAAGCGCTCTATAATGACGTGGTGGCCCACGACAACGTAAGCGCCAACATGGCGGCTCTCACCTTCCAGGCAAACGTCAACACGATGGAGGTAAAGGGGCTGGAGCAGCTGCTCTCCATGTCCAGCCCGGATGTGCAGCGGCGTTTCTGGAACACCATGCAGGCCCAGAAAGTCCTACGCTCCAATTTCGGGATGCAGCTGGTGGAGCAGGGAAACAAGATCAGCAACACCCAGTACACCTTTACAGGCCTGTCCGACGTGTACGAGAGCATGTGCCTGAACCTGTGCGGTGCGTCCCACTACCCCATGACCAAGCTGTTTGGCCGTTCCCCGGCGGGCATGAACGCCACCGGCGAAAGCGACCTGAAAAACTACTACGACTACGTGGACACCCTGCGGGAAAGCAAACTGCGGCCCATTCTGGACAAGCTGCTTCCTGTAGTGGCCCGAAGCGCAGGCATTGAGCAGCTCGACCTTGATGTAACGTTCCCGCCGCTGTGGACACCCACTGCCAGCGAGACGGCGACGATCGCCAAGGAAAAGACCGATGTCATCATTGCGGCGTTTCAGGCAGGGCTTCTGGATGCAGATGTGGCAATGCGCGAGCTCAAGAAACTAGAGGACGAGACCGGCCTGTTCGGCTCCCTGACCGACGAACTGATCGCCGCAAAGCAGGGCCAGACCTATCAGGACGTGACCGCCATGCGCGACCCGCTGGCGGGGCTGCTGGATGAAAAGACGCAGGAAGACACCGAGGAGGGCGAATAATACATGCCTACCCTTGCACGTGCATCCCCTGAGCGGGAGCTGCAACGCCTGATCCGGCTTTATCTCAAAGCTGAGACCGATATCATCAACGAGATTGGCCGTCTGCGCAGCCGGGGCCTTGTGGACTATCACGCCGTGGCCGCGCTGGAACGGGTGCAGGAGATTCTCCGAAAGCTGGAAACGGATGAATGGGAGTATGTGCCCCGCATGGTCGAGGCGCAGTTTTACGTTCATCACCCGGAGGCCCGGACGATTCCCGGCGAGACCGTGGAAAAGCACCTGCGCGGCTACACCAACGCCCAGAGCCTTACCAGCACCCAGACGGATATCGTGCAGAAGCTCACGATGAACCTCATGGGACAGCTGGTGGACGGGAACATGACGGTGCTTTCCACTCTGCAAAGTGCCCTTCTGGGACGGACTGATCCGGACGTTTACCGGCGTATCGGTCTGGAGCAGGTGGCGGCACAGCAGGCTGTGGGAAGGGGTGTGAACCAGAGCGTTCCCGCCTTTGTGGATGCTCTGCGCCGGGATGGCGTGACGGCGTTCACAGACAAGGCGGGACGGAATTGGAGCTTGCACACCTATGCAACGATGGTCTCCCGCACCACGTCTCGGCAGGCCGAAATCCTGTCTGTGGTGACGCAGGACGAGGGGCAGGACTTGTATCAAATCAGCTCCCACGGCACAACCTGTGCCCTCTGCGCTCCGTATGAGGGCCGGGTATACAGCAAGAGCGGTAAAGACCCGCACTTCCCTCCGCTTTCGGATGCGTTCGGCAAAGTAGACCCCGCCGGGCCAAATGACCTGACCAACAGCTGGTTGAACATCCACCCGAACTGCCTGCACGCCCTTCGTCCATGGACACCCGCCGGGCGGACGGAGAAAGAACTGGAACGGATCAGGCGTTTTTCTGACCCCACAACAAATCCTTACAGCCGAGACCCGCGCACCAAGGCACAGATCGAGGCCTACCGCAAAAAGGAGCAGGGACGCTCCAAGTGGCTGCGGGATTACCGCCAGTGGGAAAATTACCGCACGGCTCTGGGAGACAAGGTGCCAAAGACCTTTGAAACCTTCCAGCGGCACAAGCTGGCAGATGACGAAAAATATCACAAATGGATGAACGCATACAGAAGCGGAGGTGATGCCGATTGATTGCGTACTATGGAAGCAAACTGAGCCCTCACATGACGGAAACGCCGGAGGGCTTTTTAATTTGCCACGATGTCAAAATCGCCCGTACCGGCACGCAGAACTATCTGGCCCGGGAGATCGGGCTGGACGGGATGCCGGAGCGTGTTCTTCAGGTGACACGAAGCGCCGAGGACGTGTTTGACCCGGCGGCAATTGCCAGTTTTGAGGGCAAAGATGTCACCAACACCCATCCCTCGGAGATGATCGTGCAGGAAAATCAGGCCGCCTACTCCAAAGGCCACGCAGAGAATGTTCGCCGAGTGGGTGATTATCTGGTGGCTGACCTGTACCTGAAAGACCCCACACTGATCTCCGAGGTCAAGAACGGGGCCATGCGGGATGTGTCCTGCGGCTATTACTGCCAGTATGAGGCAGACGGCGCAGGATACCGGCAGACCCATATCAGAGGAAATCACATCGCCATCGTGCCCCGTGGGCGCGCTGGCCGTGATGTCGCAATAAAAGATAGCGCCGCCGAACTTCCGGCGGAGAAAGGCAAGGTAAAACACATGAGCAAGAGCAAGAGTTTGCTGTCTCTGTTCGGTCTGGCGGCAAAGAACGCGGCCCCCGAAGAGCTTGACAGCATGGTGGAGACCGCTGCCGCAGCGCTGGATGCAGCACCCGCCGTTCCGGCGCAGGATGCAGACCCCGCTGAAAACGCAGCGCCCGCTGACACCCAGAACACCGCAGTTCTGGACGCGCTGAACAACCTTTCCGGCAAACTGGATCAGCTGATTGCTGCCAACACCAAGAAGGCAGAGGACAAAGATCCGGAAGACCTGGACAAGGTGATTGCTGAAATGTCCGGCGAAAAGTCTGACAAGAAGGAAAAGGACGAGGACGAAAGCGGCTCCACCACTGTTCCTTCCGAGGACGAGTGCGCAAAGCCTGCCGCCAATGACAGCGGCCTGGCTCTGCTGAAAGCCATGCGCCCCATCATCAACGGCATTCAGGACAAGGCCACCCGTGATGCCCTGTCCAAGACCCTGATCGAGCAGGTCAAGGGCACCAGCTCCGTGGATGCCATCGCAAAGGCTGCGCAGGACAGCGCCGCCGCTGCCGCCAGCGCATCCGGTAAGAACCGGTATGAGCAGTTGTGCCAGGATTCCCAGTCCGCTTACAACGACCGCAATCCCCACATGAAGAAGGAGGGCTAAATTATGTCCCTGAATACTCAGATTATCGGCAAGACCATGCCCCACGGCTTTGCTGGCACTTATGCCCGTCAGCCGGATATGATCGTCAACACCCGCCCCGTTGGCGGCACCGAAAGCATTTCTTTTGGCACTGCCCTGAAGTATGACAACGGCAAGGTCATCGTGATGGGCGGCGCAGGCACTACCGCTGCACAGTTCGCAGGCATTGCGGGCAGCGAAGTCAAGAGCGCCCTGGTCTATCCTGACCAGAATGGCGGCAAATACGCCCCCGGCGAGGCCTGCAGCGTGTTCCAGCGCGGCAGCATCAACGTGCTGTGCCAGCGCGGGACCCCGGCTCTGGGCGGTGACGTTTACGTCCGCATTGCCAAGACCGCTGACTATGCCACCGCACTGGTCGGCGGCTTTGAGGCGGAAGCGGACGAAAAGACCGCCGAAAACTCCGTCAAACTCACCAACTGCCAGTGGGGCGGCGCGGCTGATGCCAACGGCGTGGCCGAGCTGGTCATCCTCACCCGTGCAAACGCCTGATAGGAGGGCTTAGACTATGGCAAACTTCCAGAACGTCGGCACCACCAATGCCGGTACTTTCACCGTAAACAACGCCGGTGCTGCGCTGCCCGGCGGCACTCCCACCATGGACGCGGCTGCCATCCAGAGCGGCAATGCGTTCCTCACCAGCGAGCTGGAAAAGCGTGACCCGCTGATCCGCAAGCCCCTCACCAGCGTCACCTATCCCCGTGATATCCCCATCGAGGTGGGCGGCGGCTGGGTGGATTACGTCTCTGCCATGTCCGTGGCCTACGGTATGGCAGGCGGTTCCGGCGCTTCTGCCGTCAACGGCGGCGGTTCCAACGGCATTCCTGTGGTGCAGGCCAGCGTGAGCAAGGGCGCATTCAAAGCCCACGTCTTTGCCGCCGCTCTGCGCGTCATGTTCGTGGATATGCAGCGCGCAAACTTCATTGGCCGCAGCCTTGACCAGATGCTGCAGGACGGCATCCGGATGGCTTATGACAAGCACATGGATCAGAACACCTACGTGGGTTTTGACGAGTACGCTACCACCGGCCTTGTCAACAATCCCGATGTCACCAAGACCACTGCCGCAACTTCCGGCACGGCTTCTTCCACCAAGTGGGCCGACAAGACCCCGAAGCAGATTCTCGGTGACATCAACAATGCCATCACTGCCGTGTGGGCTGCCAACGAGTACGACGAGGCAGGCATTCCCAACCACATCCTGATCCCCTACGAGCAGTACAGCTACATCACCACCACCATGGTGAGTGACCTGGGCACTGAGACCATCTACGACTTCCTGAAGAAGCACAATGTGGCCGCAAACCACGGCGTGGATCTGGAGATCGTTCCCACCCGCTGGGTCAAGGGCGCTGGTGCTTCCAACGGTGACCGCATGGTGGTGTACGTCAACAACCGCCGCTTTGTCAAGGCAGACGAGCTGGTGCCCCTGTCCCGCGTGATGAGCACCCCCAACGTCACCAATGTCTGCTACGACACCGCCTATATGGCAAACGCATCCGAGGTGCAGCTCATGTACCAGACCTCCATGCTGTACGTGGACGGCATCTGATCAGGAGGTGGCAGAAATGGCTTTCGTGCTTTCCAAAGCAAACATCATCCTGCCCAGCGCAGACGGCTCTCAGACCTTTCCGCTCCACCGGGAGCAGCTGGTCGAAGTGCCGGGCTGGGCGGCAGAGACAGCCTATTTCAAGGCGCTGGTGGCCGATGGCGACATCGTGCCCACGAACCGCAGTGACAAGGCTGTACAGGATGCCGCAGACAAGCCCGTCCGCAAGAAAAAGACTGCGGACTGGGACAAGCCTGCCGAACCGCAGGAGCCTGCTGACCCGAAGGAAGACTGAGGAGGCTGCCCATGTGCTGGACGATGAAACCGCAGTTTCAGGGCATTCTTGCACAGGCCGCAAATCTGGGGCAGAGTGTGGGCAATTACACCGCAGAGCAGTTCAAGGCGGAATACCCGCAGTTCTGTGACGCGGACGGCAATTGCCACCTGCCGGATGCGATGCTGGAAGAGATCGTGAAAATGGCAAACATCAGCATTCAGCCGGATAAATGGCTGGACAGCTGGCATTATGCCGTGGGTCTTTATGTGGCCCACTACGTCACTTTGCAGCTGCGCACCTATGCGGAGAGCACCGCCACCCCGGCGCAGGCGGCAGCGTCCGGCGCTCTGGTGGGTGTGGTGAAGTCTGCCACGCTGGGCGACAGCTCCGTGACCTACGACACCAGCGCCCTGACCGCAGGAACAGAGGACTGGGGCGACCTGAACGCCACCACCTACGGTCAGATGCTGGCAAACCGTGCCCGCTTTATCGGTGCGGCCGGAACTTTTGTGATGTGAGGTGCACCCATGAACTGGAATGACTGGTATACCGACCTGATGGAGATCAGGCGCACGGAAACCGTGAAGGACGGAAATCTGACCCGCAAGGAACGGAAGGTCGTCCGCTCCGGTGTTCCGTGCCGGGTGTACCGCAGCCAGGACAAGGCCCCGACGATGACCCAGACAGCAGCCAATGTCCAGAAAACGGACAAGCTGGCCTGTGATATTGATGTGGATATCAAGCCCTTGGATGAGCTAGTGATCCACAGGGGGGCACGGCTGGGGCACACCGTGCAGGAGACCCGGTATTTTGCCGGGGACCCTGACCTGTACTATGAGCCCTTCGGGGCAGTGCTGCCCGGGCTGGCCCATCAGGAGATCACGCTTCTCAGTCAGGAGCGTGCGAAATGAACCTGCAGGAATACATCAAGAAGCTGGAAGCGGCGCAGGCCGCTTTGCCCGAAATGCTCGCAGACGTTGCCCGCAATGCCACCCTCCGGGCTGTGGAAGCGGCGCAGGATAAGACCCCGCCCACAGCGGGCAGCCTGAGCGGCACAAACACCCGCACCGGCGAGCTGAAGCAGCGCTGGGCAACTGACAGCCGAACAGAGCCTTATGGACTTCTGGGCGGGGAACTTGTGACGAACCTGAGTAATAATGCAAATTATGCCTCCTACGTCAACGACGGCCACCGGATGGACAAGCACTTTGTGCCGGGTCTGCACGCAGACCAATATACCGGAATGCTGGAATACGACCCGGGCCTCCGGGGCGAGGTTGGCATGATGGTGGGCACGAAAACGACCTACGTTGAGGGCCTGCACATGTCCGACGCAGGGATTGAGGCATACAAGCACACCGTGAAAGTAGAGACAGAAAAAGCCGTGAACAAGCTGGGAGAGATGCTGAAATGAACTTCACCATTACAACGCTGGCCCGGTCTCTGGCAGAGTATCTGGCTCCCTTCCTGCCCGGCGTGCAGATGTTGGAAGACCCTGCACAGCAAGGCGTAGAGCCGCCCTGCATGTTTATCCAGCAGCGGGGCAGTGATATCAAGCCTTACCCCGGCGGGCGCTGGCTGCGCACCATCCGGCTCGACCTGACCTATCTGCTGGACTATAACCTCACAGACCTGCGCCAGCAGTACAACAAAGCCGCTGAGGCGCTCGATTTCTGCATGGAAACATTCCCTTATTCCGATGGAACAGAAGCGGAAAAGCTCCTGCACGCCTACGAGCGCAGCACGGATATCGACGATGACGGCCTGCATTACAAGTTTGAGCTGCGTGTTTTTGTGGAAAAGCCCGTGGACGCAGTGAAGATGCAGACCCAGACCGTAAACCAGAAGGTAGACCAATGAAACAGGATAATACCCAATACAGCCGAGAAGTGCTGCTGAAAGACCCGCGTTTTGCGGGGTATCAGCCGGATTTTCTGGCTGTTGTTTTACACAAACCGTTTTACACCATCGCAGAGGCTGAGGCCGCTGTGAAAGAATTTTGGAAGGAGTAATACCCTATGGCAGCAGGCGGAACCTGGACCGTACAGAACAAGGTGCGGCCCGGCATTTACTTCAAATTTCGCTCCAAGAACCAGCAGAATCTGACCGTTGGCGACCGCGGCAAGGTCACGATCTGCGAACCCATGAGCTGGGGTCCCGTTGGCAAGGTGATGGAGATCGCCGCCGGAGATGACCTGACCCCTTATACCGGTTACGACATCACAGACGCACACAATCGCTTTGCATCCATGATCTTCAGCGGCTCCAACCGCACCGCAGCACCCACCAAGTTGCTGCTTTACCGTCCGGCCGCTGCGGACAGCGCAAAGGCCACCGGCACTATCGCCCCGCTGACGGCTACCGCAAAATTCCCCGGCTCCCGAGGCAACGACATCGTTGTGATCGTCACCGCCCTGACAAGCCCCGAGGGCAGTTTCCAGGTCTCCACGGTTGTTGACGGTGTGGTGAAGGATCAGCAGACCGGAAAGACCGTTGCAGACCTGACCGGCAATGACTGGGTGGATTTCAGCGGCACGGGCAATCTGGCCGCAAATGTCGGCACCCAGCTTTCCGGCGGCAAGGACGGCGAGGTGAACTCTGCCGCATACAGCACCTACCTGACGAACATCGAGCCCTACAACTTCGATTCCATGCTGTACGACGGCGAGGATGCCACCGTAAAGACCGCGATGGAGACCTTTATCAAGCGCGTGAACACCGAAGTTGGCCGCTTCTCTCAGCTGGTGGAAGCCAATGCCACCAACCCTGACACCCGCTTTATCGTCAACGTGTGCAGCGGTCTTGTGATGAACGATGGAACCACCCTGACCCCGAAGGAAGCCGTCTGGTGGGTCGGCGGTGCGCTTTCCGGCGCGACCTACGCCAACGACCTGACGAATGCCGCCGTTCCCAACGCAGTAGACATCTCTCCCAAGATGACCCACAATCAGTATGTGGATGCCATCAATGCGGGAAAGTTCGTGTTCAACGCCGATGACGGCACCGTCCGGGTGGAGTATGACATCAACTCTCTGGTCACCTATACCAGCGAGATTGGCGAGGTGTACCGCTACAACCGCACCATGCGGCTGTGCAACACCATTGCCAACGACCTGTACAAGCAGTTCGCCCAGAGCTATGTGGGCATTGTGGACAACACCGAGGACGGTCGCCGCCAGTACAAGAGCGCCATCGTCAAATATCTGGATCAGATCCAGGCATCCGGCGGCATCCAGAACTTTGACGGCGAGACCGATGTCATTGTGGAAGCGGGCGAGGCAAAAGATGCCGTGCTCATCACTCTGGCCATCGAGGCAGTGGGCAGCACCAACAAGATCTATATCACTCTGGATGTGGCGTAAGGAGGAATAAAGATGAGTTATTTAATGGCTCAGGACACCCTGAACGGTGCGGAGGGCAAGATCACCATCACCCGGAACGGCCGCATTCTGGAAGCCGCAGGTATGCGGAACATCAAGACCATCGCGGGCATTCAGACTTCGGACATGAAGACCATCGGCACCCGCAAGGTTCAGAAAAAGGCCAACGGTGTCACCCAGACCGGCACCGGCAACGTCTATTTCGGCTCCAACGGCTCCAACCTGTTCACCGATATGGTGCTGAACTACATCGAGAACGGCGTGCAGGACATGTTTGATATCACCATCACCAACCAGGACCCCACGTCCAGCGTGGGCGCGCAGGTGATGGGCTACTACGGCTGCGTGCTGACCGGCGATATCCCGCTGTCCATTCTGGACGACGAGGAGGCCATGCTGAGCTACGATTTCAATTTCAGCTATACCAGCGTCAAGCGTCTGGAAGCATTCAACGACCCCGCCAACCTGGGCAGCAACTGATTTTAGGAGGTATTTTTTATGAGCGCACTTTCTGCATTTCTGCATCCCGCTGTGACCCGCGAGGAAAAAGAGGTCATCATCTCCAAGCGCTTTCTGGGTGAGGACGGCAAACCTGTCCCCTTTAAGATCCGCTCCCTGACCCAGGAGGAGAACGCTGCCATCATCAAGGCAGCCACCCGGCAGAAAAAGGTGGACGGCCAGTGGCAGGATTCCATTGATGCCAACGAGCTGAGTGCCCGCACTATCGTGGAAGCTACTGTTTTCCCGGATTTCCGCAGCGCGGAGCTGTGTGAGAAATACGGCACCAAAGACCCGGTTCAGGTTCCCGGCAAGATGCTTCTGGCCGGTGAGTTTGGCCGCCTGATCGATGCCGTGAGCAAGCTCTCCGGCTTTGACAAGAGCCTGGACGAAGAGGCAAAAAACTGATCTCCGGGGGCAGCTGGGATATCGACGTGCTGGTGGCATACTACTGCTTCGATAACCTCAGCTGGTCCCCGGGCAAGTACGATGCCCTGCCGGTGCGTGAAAAGGCGCTGGTCAGGGCATTTGCTTTGCGCTCCATGGAGAAGCGCAGAGAGGAGACCCAGCGGATGAAGGAGGCGGGACGAAATGGCTAAAATTCAGGAAACGCTTGTTCTTCAGGATCGGTTTTCCTCAACATTTTCGAGCTATCTAAAATACGCTCAAAAAGCGGCGGTAGCAACTGGCGTTCTGAGAACCTCTGCCAATGGAGATTTTTCTAAGGTCGTGGACGCTATTGTGAACGTGAACAGTTCTCTGGCAGATATGGCGAGGGCGCAAACTGATGTAGCTAAATCTATGCAAGAGCAAAAAGACACTCTGGGAGAGCTTGCATCCGCAGCTACAAAGGCGGCAGAAGCCGCACAGAAGGCTACCACAGCAAACAGAGATCACAAAAAGAGCACGGATGAAGCAAAAAAATCAGCGGATCAGCTGACGCAAAGTCTGAAAAGCCTTGTTGCGTCCTATATCAGCATTCAGGGTCTGAAAAAGGCCGTTGACCTGTCTGACAGTCTGGTCTCCATGCGTGCCCGGCTCGATCGAATGAACGACGGCCTGCAAACCACGCAGGAGCTGGAAACAATGATCTACCAGTCGGCTCAGCGTTCCAGGGGCAGCTTCACCGATACGATGGGGCTGGTCTCCCAGCTGGGCACAATGGCCGGTGATGCATTCAGCAGTTCCAAAGAGATCGTGCAGTTCGCAGAGCAGCTGAACAAGCAGCTGGCCCTTTCCGGTGCGTCCGGTTCGTCTGCGCAGGCAGCGATCCTCCAGCTGGAACAGGGGCTTGCATCTGGCGTGCTGCGCGGCGATGAGCTGAACAGCGTGATGGAGCAGGCCCCGGCCCTTGCAAAGTCCATTGCAGACTATATGCAAGTCAGCGTGGGCGAGCTGCGCGAGATGGGCTCTCAGGGACAGATCACCGCTGACATTGTGAAAAACGCACTGTTTGCGGCGGCCAAGGACACGAACGCAGAGTTTGAAAAGACCCCCATGACCTGGGCGCAGGTCTGGACGGTGGCAAGCAATACCGCCGTCCGGGCGCTTGACCCGCTGCTGACGGCCATCAACTGGGTGGCAAACAATCTGGATGTTGCAATTCCTCTGGTAGTCAGCCTGGGCGCGGCGTTCGGCGTGCTCCTGATCGCCGCCAACTGGACAAACATCCTTGCAACGGCTACAAAAACAGCCGCGTCCATGCAGGCATTCTATAACGCTGTTATGGCAGCGAATCCCATCGCCCTGACTGCTGCGGCAGTTCTGGTGCTGGTGGCTGCTCTGTATGGAGGTGTGGCAGCATTCAACAAGCTGACCGGTTCCAGCATTTCGGCCACGGGCATCATTACCGGAGCTTTTACAACGATGGGGGCGTTTGCTCTAAATACTTTTGTCGTTCCGGTCTGGAATGGCTTTGCGGCACTCATCAACTTTTTCTTGAACTCGACGGACAATTTTGGACAGTCGTTTACCATTATGTTAAACGATTTGTATATTTCTTTTTTGCAGTGGGTTCAAGGAATTGCGCAAGCATTTGAAAAGCTTGTGCAAAAAATCCCTGTTATCGGTGAGCACTTTGGCTTTACAGAAGGACTTGGATTCAATTCTTATGTAGAACAAAAGAAAAATGAAAACCAGAATCGAAAAAATTCGATGGGTTGGACTGACTACATGAAGCCCATTGAGAACTTCGACTTGGGCAAGTCCTACAAAGCCGGTTATAACTGGGGCGCTAACCTCGGAAAATCCGGCCTTATGGGCACCAGCACGGGACAGCTGGAAATTCCGCAGGCGGCAGACGTGAAAGACCTGCTGGGCAACATCGACAAGAACACCGGCAAGATCGCAAAAACCGTTGACCTGTCCGATGAGCAGATCAAGATGCTGGTGGATGTTGCAGAGCGCAAGTACGTCAATAACGTCAACCTGACAAGCCAGACCCCCATGATCACCGTGCAGGGGCAGAACACCGGCAACACCGAAAAGGATGCCCGAAATCTGGCAGACAACCTGCGGGACCTTCTGTTGGATATGATGAACGCAGGCAGCACCGTCACCGTGCAGTAAGGAGAAAGAGATGTCCCTGTACAAACTTTACTTTTCCAGCGGCGCAACGGTGATCGCTCTGCCCATCAACCCGGAAAAGCTGCCAGAGACCCTTTCTGCTGACAACGGAACTTATAACGTGTTGGGCCTTGGCCCTATCATGCAGCCCCGCACGCCGAACCTGCGCACCGTGTCCATTTCGGGCCTGCTGCCCGGTCGGCGGCTGCCGGGCCAGACCGGCATTCATCTGCCCCCGGCGGTGTATATGGCGTTCTTCACCACCGCCATGAAGAAAAAGTCCCCCATCGTCTACACGCCCGTCCGGTTCTATGAGAACGGCGTACCATTCCTGGGCCCGAGCCTGGGCTTTCGGTGCCTTGTTACCAGCTTTAAGGCAGAGGAGCGCGGCGCGGAGACGGGGGATTTCTATTTTGACCTGAGCCTGACCGAGTACAAAGATTACTCCCCACAGAGGGCTGTTGTGCAGGGCGCTGGCCAGACCGGAACCTTTTCCCCGGCCAGCATCATCTCTGATGCGGCCAGCGTGGCCGCACGGGCTGTTTCGGCAGTCACGGCGGTAAACACTGCGGTGGATGCTGCAGGCGCTGTAAAGCTCTCCCTGACCCCCACCAGGAGCACCCCCGCAGACAAGCTTGTTGTGGGGGCCAGACGGAAAGCCACCGGGAAAGTCTACGGCACCGGCAGCGGGGAAGAAGTTCTGACCAGCATCCATGGCCAGATCGTTGTGGTGCGGCGCATCATCGACCGTGCCCGGCCCTGCCCCGTCTGTGTGGCAGACACCGGCGGCACTGTGCTGGGTTGGATGCCGGAGAACAGCCTGCAGGAGGTTGAAGGGTGACATACGAATTTTTGGCCGCACAGAAAGCAACCGGAAACACTTTGAAACTGCGGCCTACACAAGTGGTATGGACTACTCAGCGCACCGGTCAGCCGGGCAAACTGACCTTTACCTATCTTCGTACCCCGGAATCCAAGCTGGAAGAGGGCGACGTGATCCGCTTTTCCGTGGACGGTCAGCTGCAGTTTTACGGCTGGGTGTTTAGCCGTGGCTTTGACCGCTGGGGGCCGGTGGACGTGGTCTGCTATGACCGCATCCGGTATCTCAAGGCCAATGCCAGCTATTCCTTCTACGGCCAGAGCGCCGGGGACATCATCCGGCAGATCGCAGAGGACTTTGAGCTGGACGTGGGGGAACTGGCGGACACCGGCTATAAGCTCCCTTCCCTCATCATGCAGGACAAAAGCTGCATCGACATCATCAACACTGCGGTGCAAAAGACCCTGCTCAACACCGGCAAGGTCTATGTGTTTTACGATTCCGGCGACGGGCTGGCCCTCAAGGAGGCCAACGACCTGAAAACCGATATCGTCATCGGTGATTACAGCCTGATGACGAATTACACTTTCGATTCCTCTATCGACACCCAGACCTACAACAGCATCAAGCTGGCCCGGCCCAATCAGAAGACGGGAAAGGCGGATGTTTTCGTGATGAAGGATTCGGAACACATCGGGAAGTGGGGCCTTTTGCAGCTGTACCAGACCGTGGACGAGGCCGCCAACGACGCTCAGGTAAAGGAACAGGCGAAAGTGAGCCTGGAGTATTACAACCGGGTATTGCAGCAGCTCAAGTTCTCTTCTCTTGGCGTTCCGGGTCTGCGGGCCGGGGCGCTGATCCTGGTGAACCTGTCCGATCTGGACGGCGAACCGTTCAAACGGTATGTCATGCTGGAAAAGGCGGAGCACACCTTCAAAAATGACGAGCACACCATGGAGCTGGAAGCAAAAGCACTGTAAGGAGGGAGAAGCGTGGATTTACTGGGAGTATTGCAGGAGATCAACCGGCAGACCAACGATGCCGGGCAGCCCACAGACCTGCAGATCGGAACAGTGACAAAGGCCCCACCGGATGATGATGAGCTGGAGATCCAGATCAGTGAAGCAATGGCCCCGCTGAAGCAGGCTGTGCTTTACCTGGCAGAGCCTGTCATTGAAAAGAAAATTCCCATCCTGCGCCACCGGCACGAGATCAAGATCCTGCAGCACAAGCACGTAACACCGTCCGGCCCCAGCGAGGACGCGTTCACGGCTCCGCCCTACTTTACGGAGTGGTCGGCCCTGCCGGATGGATTTGATGCAAAAGTGCAGGCAGAAAACTTTGTGGGCTGGGAAAACGGCGCTGCGCTGCCTTTGAGCAAGGACAAAAAGTACATCATCCTGAACCCGGCCCTGAAGGCCGGGGACAAAGTGCTGCTCCTCCGCGTTCAGAGCGGGCAGAAGTTCATTGTTCTTTCCAGAGTATACGGAGGTGAATCGTAATGGCTACGCTTCCTACAGGCGCGTCTATCGACCTTTCCGGCGGCGTGGAGTACGTTTCTCAGCCGTCCAGAACCTGGTTCATTGACCAGACATCTGGCCGCATCGTCGGGGAATGCGACGGGTACGAGGCTGTAAAACAGGCCGTGACCATCATTCTGAACGTGGAACGTTATCGCTGGCAGATCTTCCGCTCTTACAGCGGCATGGAGTGGGAGGGGCTGCTGGGGCAAGACCCGGGCTATGTGGCTGCCGAACTGCAGCGCCGCCTGGAAGAGGCCCTGACCGTGGACGACCGGGTGACCGGCGTGAAGAACTTTTCTTACACGGTGCAGGGACAGGCCCTGACAGCATCCTTTACTGTCTCCACGATCTACGGCGAAATGCAGGCAAGCACGGAGGTGAACACCGCAGCATGATCGATTTTTCTACCGCACAGTACCGGGCGATTCTGGACTATATGCTGTCTCAGATTTCGGACGACTACGACAAGCGGGACACAAGCCCCATCCCGACAGCTCTTTCTCCCGCCGCCTATGTCTTTGAGGGGTTCTTCCTTTCCCTAAATATGGTGCAGAGGCAGGCGTTTTTTCAGACAGCCACCGGCAGAGCGCTAGATCTGCTGGCCCCCATCGCCAGCGTTACCCGCAAGCAGGCCACGGCGGCGGTGCGAAAAGGCGAGTTCAATGTGGCTATCCCGCTGGGCAGCCGGTTCTCTACCATCAACGGCGCGGACAGTATCAATTTTATTGCGCTGTCCGCTCTGGGTTCCGGGCACACCTACCGCCTTTTGGCCGAAACGCCCGGCACCATCGGCAACGACTACACCGGCCCTATCCTCCCCATCGACACCATTCAGGGCCTGACTTCTGCCCGGATCTCGGATATCCTGACACCCGGAGACGAGACCGAGACCGATGACGAATTCCGCGCCCGCATCGAGGCGGCGATGAACAGCCGCTCCTTTGGCGGCAATGTGGCGCAGTACAAGGAGGAAATCGAGAAGCTGGACGGCGTGGGCGCTGTGCAGGTATACCCGACATGGAGAGGCGGCGGCACGGTGCTCTGCTCCGTGCTGGGTGCGGACTGGCTGCCTGCATCCACCGACCTTGTGCAGACCATTCAGAACGCCATCGACCCGGTGCCGAACTCCGGGCAGGGACTTGGTCTTGCGCCCATCGGTGCAAAGGCAACGATCACGGCCCCGGAGAAGCTGGAAGTTTCGGTCACCGCATCGGTGACGCTCCTGCCCAGCTACTCGCTGGATACAGTTCGCACCGCGGTACGGGAGGCGCTGGAGGCATATCTGCTCAATGTACGGAAAAGCTGGGCGACCAATATCAGCAAAACCAGCATTGAATACAGCGCCAACGTCTACACGGCCCGCGTATCTGCGGCCATCATCACGGCAGAGGGCGTGGTAAACGTGACAAACGCCCAGCTGAACGGAGCAGCGGACGATTTGATTCTGACAGAGACCGGCGAACGGCAGCAGGTCCCTGTGGTTGGGACGGTGACGCTGCATGAAGCTTGATCTCTCGCACGACCTGCTTCCGCTGCTGCCGCCCATCTACCGGGAAGTGCAGGACTATCAGCAGATCTGTGATGCCGAAAAGGCGGAGTTTGACCTGCTGGCCGGTTCCGTGGAAGGGGTCCAAAGCAACTTCTTTTTCCAGACCATGGACGAGGATTCCGCTGCACAGTGGGAAAAGGTGTTTCACATCGTGGCTGTCCCGGAAAAGGAATCTCTGGCGTTCCGCAGGCAGCGTGTAATGACCCGCATTGCGACCCGCCCGCCCTACACACTGGGGTTTCTGTATCAGAAGCTGGATGAGCTGATTGGCGCGGGTGAATGGACGTGCTCCATCACATACCCGCTCTACGAGCTGAGGCTTGCGACGAGCGCAAAGAGCCAGTCGTACTACGACGAGGTGACGCACCTGATCAACCAGATCAAGCCCGCTCACATCGTCTTTATCAGTATGCCGTACCTCAAGACCGGGATCCTGATCACAGAGCAGGTCGATGTGCAGAAATACGCTTATCAGTATCGCCTGGGCGGCTGGGACCTTGGGAAAAAGCCTTTTGCCGAGCTCGGAGGATGGACGACCGCAAAGGCTGCTGCATCGCCGACACTGACGCGGACGCTTCTTCTGGACGTGGCGCACAAGGCGGCAGAGCTTGCCACGACGGCACGGCTCAACCGCGCAACGACCGTGAAACCGCTGAAAAGCGTCATTGCATCTGCGACACTGCAGGTGGGTTCTGAAATGTTGATGATCGAGGGTGAGAACCTGAAGCTGGAAGCATCCATTGAACCGGAGGCAGGTAATTCGACCGTCAACCACTATGAGCTCCTGAACGATGCGGGAGAAACGCTGTACGCATCGGACTGCTATTTCGGAATTACCGAAAAAACGGACGTGGACGTAAATCTATCCATTCTGGAGGGCGCAGACACCGTGCTGGCAATCGGAAGCCGGTATCACTATCTTCTGGGCAGCTGGCTTTTGGGCAAGGACGCTTTCGCGTCACCGGGACAAAATAATTTTGTCCCGGTGACGGCCGCCGCGCCCGCTTCCGCATCTGTGACCCCGCTGTTCCTGGCAAGCCTAGCCTCGTACCTGGCGGATCACATCAACATGGTGCAGCTGAACGGCGATTATACCGTTCCGAACCTCTCAAAGAGCCTTTCCGGTGCGGCAGTCACGCTGCAGTATGAGCTTCTGCCATCGGAAAAGATCACAAAAGTCTCTGCCATCTCCGCGCAAGATGCGTTCGGAGCCGCCCTCACACAGGACGATGTCAGCATCGAAACCACGTCCAGAACAAAGTTCAAACACACCATTATCTTAAAGGAGGGAACATTGCTTTATGGCGGATGATATCCTGAAAAACATTCCTCTTCCCGCTGATCTCCCGGAAAATTGGACATCCGGTCAGATCATCGCCCCGACCGGCGCAGAAGCTGGTCTGGACAACCAGCACGGGTACAACTACCTGATGATGCAGGTCAACAACGCACAGAGGGCATTGAAAGCTCTCGCCGCCCAGCGAGAAGAAGACCTCGCCAGAATCAAATTCTGGTTCAGCGACGATCCCACCAGCCCGGCAAGCTTTATCGGCGGCACATGGGAGCGAATCGAGAATTGCACTATCTGGGGCGCAAGCAGTTTACATCCGGCTGGTACAACGTTAGAGGCTGGACTGCCGAACATTACGGCTAAAGTGACCAGTCAGTATGGCATTTTTAATTCCGACTCAGAAGGAGCGTTTTACTTTGTGGATGGAGCCAATTATAAATATCCAGCAACGGGACTAGGCGGCGCGTTAATACACGACCTTTGCTTTAGTGCCGCCAACTCCAACTCTATCTACGGCAAGTCCACCACCGTCCAACCCCCGGCATACTGTATGTACATCTGGCGCAGAGTGGCATAACCGAAAGGAGCACACATGAAAATTATTGACAGTAACGGCAACCCCATCGAAGCCCCCGACTTGACAAAAGGCTATCTCAAGCCCGAGACCCAGACCATCCACCACGATGCTGTGGCGGGCGTGGAGGAGGTCAGCCACTACGAGTACAAGACCTACCCCAACGGTGGCAAAGACCGCTGGAAGGTGGTGGACGTGCCTGGCGTGGCCGCAAAGGGAGCCTATGACGAAGAGGTGGAGGTGCAGCGGTATGTGCTGTACACCGCCGAAGAGCTGGCTGCACAGGAAAAGGCCCGCAAGGAAGCAGAGGAAAAGGCACAGTTGCCCACCGCAGAAGAGCGCCTTGCTGCTCTGGAAGCGGCTATGCTCGACCTACTGGCCGCACAGTAAGGAGGATGTTATGGTTTTGTTTTATGTGACCCAAATCAAGCTGCACCGCTTTGACGGCGCTTTTACCATCGACAACGTGCCTGACCGGTACAAGGATGCTGTGCTGGCAAAGCTGACGGAGGAGGGGTTTTATGAGGTGGAAAGCAATGCTTGACTTCCTGCGGGATATCTTTTCTGCCCTCTCCCACGCTGCCGGAGACAGCGCTGACAAAGAAGCGCCTGCTCCTGCACCGGACGTGCCCACTGTGGACACCGTGACCGGGTGGGCAGGTGAGCCGCCTTACCGGTACATTGACGTGAGCCGGTGGCAGGGCAAAATTACCCTCGACGGCTGGCGCAAGGTCAAAGCGGCAGGCTACAAAGGCGTGATGCTGCGGGCCGTAGGGAACCGCAACGGTGTGCCCTACATCGACCCCACCTTCGAGGACAACTATGCCAACGCAAAAGCGGCAGGGCTGGACGTGGGCGTGTACTACTACACCAACGCCTCCTGCGAGAAGCTGGCTGACGAAGAGCTGGCTGTACTGCGGCAGGCGCTGCGGGGCAAGAAACTGACCATGCCGGTGGCGTTGGATCTGGAATCGCCGAGTCTTGCCGGGATGCCCTATGGAGACCTGTCAAATCTGGCGGCCTATCATCTTGAGCAGATCGAGAAGATGGGGTTCTACGCCCAGCTTTACACCTACACCAGCTATGCCAACGTCCATCTGGACATGGCAAGACTTTCCGGGCGGTGGGATGTATGGTTGGCTGACTATACGGGTAAGGCCCCGAAGGTTAGTTTTAAGTACAACGCCCACCAGCACACCAGCAAGGGCCGCGTGCCAGGCATTTCCGGCAACGCTGACCTCAACGTAACCACCCTCAACTACCCGAAAATCATCAAGACAAAGGGGCTGACCCGGCTCCGGGAGGTATAAGCCCATGTGGGAGTTTATCCTGAAGCACATCGGAGAACTCATTTTTACCGGCATCACCGGTGCTCTGGCCGCTGCCTATCGTGGCCTGTCAAAGCGCATCAAGGCACAGGAAGAGGAGCGCACAGCCGTGAAAGAGGGCCTGCTGGCCATCATGCACGACCGCCTGTATCAGTCCTGTACCGTTTACATCAAGCAGGGCAGCATTGACACTGGCGGCCTGAAAAACCTCGAATATCTTTACAAAAGCTATCACGCACTGGGCGGCAACGGAACCGGCACGGAGCTGTATAACCGGACCAAAGCCCTGCCCATCTGCGACTGAAAGGAGTGACAACACATGGAAGCAATTCGTAACCTTTTGACCTCACTTCCCACCCCTGTGGCCCTCGTGCTCATGCTGGGAGGCTTTGCGTTTTACGCCCTGGGCTGTATCCGGCTGGGCTATGGCGCGGCTGTCAAAGGCACTGTGCTCGACCTGATCGAGCAGGCCGAAAAAGAGATTCAGGGCACCAAGAGAGGCGCAGAACGCAAGGCGTGGGTGGCGCAGATGCTCCGCATGGCCCTCAACGCCAGCAAGTGGGGGAGATTTATCTCGTGGGCCATCACCGATGAGACCATCGGCACCGTGATTCAGTTTTTCTTTGACCGCATGAAAGCGGCGCTGGAAAAGCAGTAAGGAGGATATCATGGCAAGCACTACATACGAGCATTTTGTTGACACCAACAAAATGTACGCCGCACAAGAGCAATTTCGGCACGTCACGAAAATGGTCTGCGTATGTTTTCTTGGCTTCACGAAAACATGCCATCTCGGTAACGCCCCTGTAATGGTGCGCAACGCCGGACAGCTGCCGCAGCCCTTCTGGCTCGGTGCTGCCTGTGGCGGCGGCTCGTGTAGTGCTGCCCGCTGCGCTGCAAGGACTGACCGACAGCAGATGACCGCCGCCATCAAAAGCGCACCGCTTGGGAGGGTAGACCGTAAGATAGCTCTTTTGCGGTACGTTGAGCGGCTCCCACTGCCAGACATTGCAGCACAGACGCATTACAGCCGTAGGGCTGTATGCTATCACCTGAAAGTGGTGCTTTCAGCACTTGAATCGAACACATAAAAATCCCCGGTGCTCTATCCATGCGGAGCACCGGGGATTTTTACTTTTTTGCGTATTTTTCCTTATACTCTTTCCACGATTGTATGGCATGCTTCGGCTCACAGTCTGGGCAGTACTTTTGAAATCCATTTTTTAAGATAAAAGGCTTCCCACAGTCAGCACACGAGTATACTTCTCCAAGTCTTCTTGCCGTCCCGTTTTTTCGTCTCTGAGCACAAAGACGATTGCTTTCTCTTTTGGCCTTTTTTCTACACTCAGGGCATCGGAGAGCTTTTTTTGAACCTGCAACAAAATGCGCGCCGCAGTCAATACAGACTGCTTCAAAAGAAAAACATGAATTTCCTTTTACGCCGTGCAACTCTTTTATGACTTCTTTGCATTCTGGGCAGTAAACAGTAAACATATTTCCGGTAAAAGATTTTCCGCACCTTTTACAGGTGCATTCCTTTGGCACATCTGTCACTTTGATGCACCCGCACGATTTTGCGTTCCGGATGCTTCCCCAAAGCATAATTTTTTCGCATCCGCAATGAGAACATCGCACTTTCCAGCAGGTTAGCAAGTTTCCGGACTTACTTTTTCTTGATGGGGCCTCTGCGATGACTTCAAGCGTCCCGTGTTTTTCCCCGATGTGATTTTTCTTCGGCGGCATCTCTTACACTTCCTTCACTTTATGCGTCACCACAGGTGTCTCTACGTCTCCAGCACCAAAAAAATCGGAGAAAGCCATTTCAGTACCAGCTTTCTTTTATCCGGTTCAGACTTCGAGCCTGTCCAGAAGTGGTGCCAGTGTCCACGGCGCATGTGCGGCCGCTTCTGCTGGTGGCTGCCAGTGCGGGCCGGGGCATCATGCAAAAGCTTCCCTGACGGAAACCGCAGCCCACACTACAATCATAGTTAAGGTTATAGCAGATTATAATGCTCAGCTAACAAAAACCGGACGTATGCCGGACACGCACGCTTTTCACAGCACCAGTCCTGCACGGATCGCAGCGGGATGCCCGCCTGCTTTGCAAAAGCTGTCTGCGACATTCCGGTGCGTGAGACCAACTCCCGCATGGACAAGTGCGCCAGATCCCAGATGTTGGACAACCTCTTTTTCTCAGCGTCTAGATCAACGCAGTCAGAAGCGTCGTCCGGTACGGTCATGGTCACGTTGTTGAGGAATAACACCCGGGAAATTTCCGGGTCGGTAGCCATAGTGAAAAGCTCTGCCTTGGTATGCATGATTGACTTCCTTTCTTTCGTGTGATAGGATAAATGTACACTTCCATGTGAGGTGTCTTTCACAAAATCCCCCGTTCGGTGTGGCAAGCATCGGGCGGGGGATTTTTTTATTTAGTAGATCTCAACACCCAGCTTTTCGGCGGCGGAATTGACGACGGATTCAAAAGTCTCGCCGTCCGCGGCGTTCCACTCATTTTCCATACCGGCGGCCTCACACAGCTCCGCGCACAGGTCGTTATCCCACTCGGCGGCGTTGCGGATATCAGCGGCGATTTCAATAGCGTTTCTCATAATCTTGTACCTCCATTGCTGTGTGCTTGTGTCTTTCACTGTCTTTATTATACACGCATTGCGTGTAAATGTCAAGACTTTTTTGAAAATTTGCGCACTCTTTGCACTCTCCTTGCGCACTCAGGATATACGGGAGAGGTACACTGGTGCTACAAGATCAAGAAAGGACGGGGAAGCTTTATGGCATATCCTTTTGGCGGCTGGCAATCGAACCCTTACAGCGGGATGCCACCGATGGGCTTTGGGCAAGGCCAGTATCAGCAGCAAATGGCCCAGCAGGCTACTCCACAGAGCGGGGGACAAAGCCCCTTCACGATGGTGCCAACCATCGCAGACGTGGACAAGGTTATGGTGCAGCCCGGCGAAACGCGCTGGATCATGGTGCAAAACGAGCCTGTTATGGCTGTCAAAAAGGCAGACACGATGGGCTATGCGTCCGGCGAGTACTACCGCCTGACAAAGATCGACCCGGCGGCGATGCAGACCCCGGCAGAGGCGCAGTATCTGACCTCTGCACAGGCAGATCAGAAGATACAGGCTGCCGTAAAGGCCGAGGTGGAGCGCGCGATGGCGCAGTATCAGACGGCCCCGGCGGCTCCTGCAAGGCCCGCACGGGCAAAGGAGGGTTAAGGTATGGCAAATCCTTTGATGCAGTTTCTGGGTGGCGGTGGAAGCCCGGCAATGCCCGGCCCGATGGGCAATGTGATGCAGCTTCTCCGGCAATTTCAGCAGTTCCGCTCCGCTTTCCAGGGAGATCCACAAAAGCAGGTGGAAGAGCTGCGCAAGTCAGGCAAAATGTCAGATGAGCAGTACCACCAGCTGGAAGCGATGGCAAAGCAGATCATGCCTTTCATCAAGTAATCGAAAAATCGTGGCCACGATTTGAAATAATTTCACTATTCGCAAGAAAGGAAATCAACTATGGATAACATGTCTTTGAGCGATATCGCTGCCGTGACCCGTGGCAACGATAACGACGGCTGGGGCCAGGGCGGCGCGTGGTGGATCATCATCCTCTTCCTGTTCGTCTTTATGGGCGGCAACGGCCTGTGGGGCAACCGCACCGGCGAGTTCGGCCAGTACGCCACCGCTGCAAGCCAGCAGGAAATTCTTTTCGGCCAGCAGTTCGGCCAGATCAACGACCGCCTGACCAACATCGGCAACGGTATCTGTAATCTCGGCTATGAGATGCAGGGAGGCATCGGCCAGCTGGGCAAAGAAGTTGCTCTGGCTCAGGCAGGCACCAACACAACCATCCTGCAGACCGGCAACGGCATCCAGGCACAGCTTGCTCAGTGCTGCTGCGACAACCGTCTGGCAACGGCCAATCTGGCAGCCCAGATGGACAAGCAGACCTGCGCGATCAACTCCAACATTGACGCAAAGTTTGCCGAGCTGCAGAAGCAGCAGTATGAGCAGACCATCGCGGCCCAGAATCAGAGGATCAGTCAGCTGGAGCTGGCCTCCCAGATGTACGGCGTTGTGAAGTACCCCAACGGCTACTCCTACAATGCGGGCCCGAGCCCCTTCTGCGGCTGCAATAACGTCTGCGGCAACATCTAACACATACGCCCTTTAGGCGAGGATTGGCGGGGCGGCAAAGGCTGCTCCGCCTTTTATATAAGGAAGGAGATTTTTATGTCTAAATCTGCGATTTATACCGCCAACACCTCGGCTCAGACCGTGGCGGTAAACGATGTTATTCCTGTCGGCACCACTTCCCGGCGGTTTGGCTGTAACATCCGGCAGGACGGCAACGCCATCACCCTGCTGGGTCAGGGCTACTACCATGTGACCGTGTCTGCTACACTGGCTCCCACGGCTGCGGGCACCGTGACCCTGACCGGCCAGAAGGACGGCGTGGCTGTCATCGGCGCTACCGCTTCTCAGGTTGTGGCCGCTGCGGCTGCACCGACCAATCTGGCACTGACTTTCCTGGTGCGCAATGCGTGCGGCTGCGAAAGCTCTATCCTGAGCTTCCTGCTGACCGGTACTGCTGCCGTGGTGAACAATATGGCTGTGGCCGTGGAAAAACTGTAAGGGGGAGGACCTGGTTATGATGGACGAAGCAAAGTTTGCAGGGTATAAGGACACACTCGTTCATGCTGCAAAGCAAATGGCCGAAGAGTACAGCGATGCGATGAACTACGCAAGCATGGCAATGGACTATAAAACTGTCTGCCCCTACGCTTCTTCTGAGTGGTATAAGCTCTCTGGGGAAGAAATGGAGCACGCTGACGCAAACCGCCGCATTGCACAGAAAATCCTTACCGGCGTTGACAGCGAGGATTCTGCAGCAGGCGTAGAGCTGCATCACATGTGGAGCATGGCGGAAGACCTTGTTTCTGGCCTGTGCGAAGCCGTTACAAAAGAACGCTCCGCATACATGCGTTGAATTTTTGCAACATTTGTTGTAAGATAAGGCGGGCGATTTATCGCTTTTAGAATACGCCATAAGCGAACAACAAGCTAACACTTACTGAAAAAATAGCATAAATACGAAAAATATTATTGATTTGTAATCA